CGACCCCCTGCCACGCTTTGCGCGAGCAGGGTAACCGTCAGTTATTCATGACGGCTTTCGTACGCGGTGAATACCGCAAGGTGAAAGGAACTTCGGAATTTGCACCCCGAAGCGCCCCGATCAGATGGACAAAATCATTCTGCCCATCACGTCTAGGTAGAAATTGCTTATCTGGAGTCGCAGTCTCAAGGAGAGAAATCCATCCCCAAGACTGCGTATTACGATTCCAGCGAGCATACTTTGACGCCATAAAACGATCGAACGAGACCCAAAAGGCCCCGTCAATCGTAGTTCCAGACCAGTCCGACGATTGCTCGTCGAGCTGGTTCCCTTCGTTAGAAGAGAAGGAGGGATCATACGGACAGACCAGCTGAGCATGGTCCGGAAGCGTCTCGAAGAGATACTCCCGGATTTCTGCAAAGTAGTGTTGTACATATGATTCCCTCCTAAGGGACTGATTATGGAATCCATAGATCTGAGTTAAAGAAGTCAACTCATGATCTAGGTAGATCGGACGAACGTTAACACCTCCATGCCAATCCGCACCACACGATTCTCGGAAGGGACCTTTTGTAAAGGTCTTCCTCCGGTTCGGGATAAAACCGCAATGGTCCAAAAGATCAAGGACCAGAACGGCTACATCCTTCCGCACAATAATGTCGTCACCGTAAACCCGGAAGTCTGGGTCGAGGTTCATAGACACATATGCGGCGTGGCAAAGGGACGCAAAAATCAGCGTCTCTAGTGGAAAGCAAAAACCGTTGCCCATACTAGTGAACTTATGGTATTCCTTTTGGGAACCATCGATCCATTTATATGAGCGACTGCGCAAACAATTGAGAGTTTCCGCCCATTCAACAGGCAGTAGCTCCCAAACGACCTCTTTAGCCAAAGTATCACTGGCAGAAGATAAGTCGATTGTGCAGTATCCATTGTCTTCATCGAAGCTTCCTTGGCGGGCCAATTCCTGATTACGGGACTGGTCCGCTAGGTCGAGACCCACGCGCTTAAGTAACATGCGCATGGATTGATCGACGCCGCGTTGAAGATAGGAGTTAACAAACGGTTCGACAGCTATAGACCTATCGGTCTTCGCTGTCTTGGGCACGAAAGAAATCTTATTATGGTGCACCATTTGAAGCCTTTTAAGGAGATGCCTAGCAAATAAATCTTTATCTAGACATACGGGAGTGCTTGGCGATGCTTTCGCATCGCGCAAGACCAGCTCACGAATCTGGGCGTTAGCCCAAAGAGCTCCAGCAGCAAACGGTAAGGCGCTAGGCGTCATGGTCCAACTTTCGCTCGATAGTTTCCGGGCTAGGTTGGTTGCATTACCATGGACGCCAATACACGCGCCGGGAGTAATATCGCAGCCCTCATAGATCATATTGAAATTAGGCTTGTCCCGTAGGACGTACATAATCCAATTCCTTGCATGCATCTTTTCAGACGCATAAGGATCGCGACCCGTACTACGAATAGCACGAAATCGTTGATTAACCCGCTTGCAGCGATGTTCTGCAGCAAGGAAGGTATCTTGGGCGTTCCTACGCGGAGTTTGATTTCCGCGAAGAGCGTTTGGGATACTTGGGTATTTTCGAATGAGGGCAGCAAACTGGTGCATCCTATAGTGCAACATAGGCGTCTCATACACCTGTTGAGACATAGCATCAGCCCAGTCCAAAAGTTCCGCGTACATCTCGTACTTCAAGTACATGAAGAGACGTATTTGGAAATCAATTGGATAGGAATTACTTGTTGCTGCCAAGACCAATAGCTTCTCCCAGAGAATCGAGGAAGCCACTGGTGGTTTTGTCGCCCGCAGGGCGCGATTCAACCGCTTTAGGTAGGACATATCGTTCTCCTAATGTTAACTGATATTGGTTAGAACCAATATCAGGCCTGATAACTAGCAATAGCACAAAAAGTGCCATTGCAGTAGTCGCAATAACTCGCATAGGTAGCCGCCTAGAATTAGACGGTGATTACCTGTTTGTTTGCGAGATTCTGCGCCCAGGTCTGGCCGAGGCCAGCACTGATATCAGATAACATGCTGTTGACATCGGCGCTTGCTGCTCCAACCGGTACATTAATTGCACAATCCATGGTCGCGAGACCAGAGGTTGTCAATGCGCCGGTAAGGGTCAAGGTGCGCGTCAGTTTCACCCGTGCGCGAGCCACTCCGGAAAACAGCTTCGTTGCTTTAGCAGGAGTACGATACAGATCAAAGCGATCCGCAATCGTAATCGTGTTAGCAACGCCCAAATAAGGGATGCTGTTCGAGGAAGAGGCCGCATCAGCGGTGTAAACCTTAGTGTTTACGGTGATAGTCATGAGGGAAATCCCTTTAAAAATTGGTGGATCTTTGGAACTAAACGCACGTCATCAAAAGAAAAATTCTTCTTTAAATGACACACGCGATCCCTGGATCCGTTGATGAGTGAGGCCTATAAGGTCAAGAACCTTATATGGATCCGAGAACGTATCAGCCCATTTGGACTTGATATGCACCTCGGGGACCCCGATTGATGGCGTACGATGTTTAATGACTCGTATCCAAGAGTCAGTACCAGAACCGTCAGACGAAGTTGACCAGCCGGCCGTATTGAACTTCCAATTATAGGAAGTCGAGGAAATTAATTCCTCTGTACGGACGACAGTCCACTCTGCCAGACGATTCTGCCCAGACACCGGAGTAATAGCGCCGATAAAATCACCGACGTTCGTAAACCAGTCCGCTACGAAAGATAAGGGGATCAATTCCCATACAGCTGAAGGAATTTGATCAATACCCAAGCCCCACTTGTCGCTGAAATCTAATTTATCGAAAACTTGATAAAGAAGACCACAACGAACAAGAGCGCGACGGGTATACCTTACCCTTCGGTCGTAAGAAATTAACGGTGAACCACCGAGGGTGACAGAAGTGTCAACCCATTCGTCGGTCCACAGATTTTCCGAGCTAGCTCGGTACGTCACCCTTTCGGGCGTTTCTTTCTTAGATCTGAGAGCTTCAAGGAAATTCGTGACGTCAGACATCAGCGGACGCACGCCGTAACGGAACTCGAGATAAAGACTTTCGAGTTC